TGGGGATGCCTATGAAAATCATGAAAGAGTTGCTACTATGTGGTCAGCAATATTAGGTATTAAAGTTTCTGTAAGAATGGTGTATCTTTGTTTATTGGCCTTGAAGATTTCACGTTTAGTGAAAACACCGCATCATACAGATTCATGGGTCGATATCTGTGGATATGGCGCACTTGGAGCAGAAGAGAAAGATGATAAGTAGTTATTTCAAACCACATCCTAATCCAACAATGAGGGTCATAAGCTTAGGCGCAGGTGTGCAATCTTCTGTCATGGCACTGATGGCAGAACGTGGAGAGATAACACCCAAGCCAGACTGTGCAGTATTTGCTGATACACAAGCAGAACCCGATGAGGTTTACACACATCTTGAGTGGCTATCTTCACAACTATCTTATCCAATATATCAAACAACTGCGGGAGACTTACGTAAAAGTATAACAGAAGGCATAAATATCAGAGGCACAAACAGAGATTATTGTGTAGTGCCTTTTCATGTCAAAGATGGTTTTGGACGTAGACAATGTACAACACAGTTTAAAATAGAACCGATACAGAAAAAGTTTAGAGAATTACTTGGTGTAAAGAAAAATCACAAAGTTAAACCAGGAGTTATACTTGAACAATGGATAGGTATAAGTCAAGACGAACTACAACGTGTTAAAGAATCTAGAGACAAGTGGTTATATAATCGATGGCCACTATTAGAACTAGGCATGAAAAGATATGATTGTCAGAATTGGTTTGCTAAACACTACCCAGAAAAATATCTACCACGATCTGCTTGCACCTTTTGTCCATACAAAAATAACAATGAATGGCGACACTTAAGAGACAATGATCCTAAAGGTTGGGAAGATGCGGTGGCCGTGGATAAAAAGATAAGAACTACTGGCACAGATAAAGGACGTGAGCAATTTGTGCACAGATCCTTAAAGCCATTAGATCAAGCTGACTTACAAACAATGGAAGAGAAAGGGCAACTATCATTCTTAGATGAGTGTGATGGTATGTGTGGTATGTAATGAAAGATAAAAACACAATAAGTTTCTTAGAACGTATGGAGATGAATACGTTAGAAAAAGAATGGACAGTGCCTCAATCCTTTCCAGACCTTACTAACTCTAAATATATAGCAATCGACTTAGAAACATGTGATCCAAACTTAATTGAACTTGGCCCAGGATGGACACGTAATGATGGGTTTATTGTGGGAGTAGCTATCGCAGCGGGGGATTTCGTGGGATATTATCCCTTTCGGCACCAAGGTGGTGGCAATATACCAGAGCAAAAAGTATTTTCATGGCTTAGAAAACAGATGGATACACCACACATACCTAAAATTATGCACAATGCAATGTACGATGCGGGATGGCTTAAGTGGGCAAATGTGGATGTAAAGGGCAAGATTATTGATACAATGATTGCTGCTCCACTTATTAATGAGAACAGATTTAGTTTTGCACTTAATGCTTTGGGTCGTGATTATCTTGGCGAGCGCAAGGATGAAAAGGTACTAAAGTCAGCAGCTAAGGACTTTGGATTAGATCCTAAAAAAGAACTATGGAAACTACCCTCACAATTTGTAGGGACCTATGCAGAACAAGATGCGGCTTTGACTCTTAGATTATGGAATCACTTTGAGCCACTGATAAATAAAGAAGAGTTATCAAGTATATTTGAACTAGAAACAAGTCTCATACCTTGTGTGTTCGAGATGAGAAGTAAAGGTGTGCGTGTAGATTTAGATAAGGCAGAGCAAACTAAAACTAAATTACTTACAATGAAGAAACAAATACTCAAAGAAATAAAAGATGATACCAACATAGATGTAGAACCATGGGTGGCAACAAGTGTAGCCAAAGTATTTGACTATCATAATATTCATTACGATGAGACGGGTGTAAGCAAACAAGCATCCTTTACAAAAGCTTGGTTGCAAAACTGTCCACATCCCATAGCAGCTAAGGTATTAAGACTCCGTGAATTAGACAAGGCGCACAATACATTTATCGATAGTATATTGAAGCATAGTTACAAGGGTCGAATACATTGTGAGTTGCATCAACTTCGTAACGATGATGGTGGTACAGTGACGGGTAGATTCAGTTCTTCTAATCCTAATCTTCAGCAAATACCATCAAGAGATCCAGAGATTAAGCAAATGATTCGAGGTCTATTTATACCTGAAGAAGGCGAGAAGTGGGGTAGCTTTGACTATAGTAGCCAAGAGCCAAGGTTATTGGTTCACTATTGTGGAGTCGTAAACAAAGGTAATCCTACTGTGGATAACATTATAGAACAGTATCAACAAGATGATGTTGATTTTCATCAGATGGTTGCAGATATGGCAAACATATCAAGAAAAGAGGCTAAGACAGTTAATCTTGGTATTATGTATGGTATGGGCAAACAAAAACTTGCCAACACTTTAGATATTAAATTAGAAGATGCCAATGAGTTATTAGATACTTACCATCGTAGGGTTCCGTTTGTTAAACAACTTGCAGATCAAGTAATGTCACGTGCACAAAAGATGGGTAGGGTACGAACTGTGTTAGGCAGATCATGTAGGTTTGATATGTGGGAGCCAAAGACATTTGGTTATAATCAACCCTTAAAGTTTGAAGAAGCTGAAAAGAAATATGGCCCAGGTATTAGACGAGCTTTTACGTATAAGGCATTGAATAGATTGATACAAGGCAGTGCAGCAGATCAAACAAAAAAAGCTATGGTTGATTGTTACAATGAAGGTTTAGTACCTTTGCTTACAGTGCATGACGAACTTTGCTTTAGTATAAGTTCACAAGAACAAGCAGACAAGATTACTGAAATCATGGAACAAGGTCTTGAGTTAAATGTGCCTAGTAAAGTTGACCAGGAGTTAGGTAATGATTGGGGCGAAGTCGGTTAAGTAGATATGTTTTCCATACGATTAACTAACCTTTCTGCACGTTTAGTTACTTGATCATACCATTTGGAATTACGCATCTCAGATGCAGCGGATTTCCAGTCACCTTTGTTAACATTCTCACGCATGCGAACAAATTTAGATAAACGAGGCCGCCCAAGATTAAACATCATATTAGCGATAATTAGTTGTGCTTCTTCTGGTAGATCATCAAAGTTATCATACAATACTTTGCACTCATCTAATGTTACTTGTATGTCCTTATCAAACAAATTGTTAACACGTTCTTCTGATACTGGTGTGCCAACTGGCTTACCATATTCTTCGTCCCACTCATTGATAAGGTGGCCTATACCTGTCGTAGGTAAATTTAAATGATCGAGGTACACGGAATAAACACATCCCTCATCTCTTTTTAGTTCTTCTCTAAGTTGTTCTATGTTCATTGACTTCCTACTGTTGCTCTAGTTACGGGGTTCGGTACTAATATTGGATTAACACCACCCGTAGATCCTACATTAGCGGGTGGTTTTATATCTGGTACGTTAATACCTTTAATATTTGTTATAGCTCTATCTCTTACTTGTTTTGCCTCTGGTGACATTTTAAAAGGTCCCTCAGATTTTACTGGCACCACTGCTGATGCAGGAGTTATACCCATCTGACCAAGCACTTGTTGTGCAGATGTTTGCATAAATTGTAAAGCTTGTCCAAAAGCGTCACCACCAGGTTCTCTACTTGCAAGTAAAACTTTCATTACTGAAGGATTTCTTAATGCTCTAGACATTACCATGTAAAAAGCAGCAGCGGGAATAGTTGCAAGTGGTGCGGTTAACATTCCATAGAAACCTAAACCAAGAGCAATTGTTGGTGCAGCAAGTCCACCCTTACCAGCTAATGATGCGTTAGATACTGCAACCATGTTGTCTGCTAACTTAAATAAATCGTCTGATTGTTGTTTACCAAACATAGTCTCGATTGTTTCTCGTCCGTAACCACTAAGTGTACTTTGTAAATTTGATCCGAGTCTACCAGAAACAAAAGCTTCTCTAAATGCGGGTGATTCAACATCACCTAACGATTTAAGTATTCTTGTCATTGCAGCATCTTGAACTGCGCCAACTGTGTCTGGAGAAAAACCACCGAGTTCTCTTACAGTTCTATCTCCTATTTTTAAACTTCCATTTTGAAAAGCTTTAATTCTGTTTGCGTTGCCTCTTGTAAACAAATAACTTACCATGCCCTCAGCATCGTTATTAGCAAGAGATTGTATAAACTTGTTACCATCAAAAGCTTTTAAATTTTCAAGTTCAGAGTTTCTAAATTTAATCACGTTAGCTAACGTTGCATCTGGAAACTGATCCAATACACGTTTATCAAACTGTGCGCCAGTTTGTTTTAGTAATGTGGACAACTTATTTACTTGTTTAAGTTCATCCGCACCAAACAACACATTCTTTGTAGTGCCTAATTTATCTATCTTATTTGCTAATTTGATTCCATCTATCTGTTCAACACCATTACGTATTGAAAAGTTACTTGGATCATTAAGTTCTCTTTTAAACCATTCTTTAGCAAATTGTTGCCTAGTAATGTCTGCGGTAGTTGCACCTATTTTTCTACCTTCACGTATTTTCGTTAACTCATCTTTCTTTTCATTTATTCTTCTTCTAAAAACATTTTTAGTCCTACCTTCGGTCATACCTCTTAAATATGTTTCTGCTTCATCTATGGAAGTAAATAATCTATTACCAGGACCTACTAAAGAAATTTTTCTAAGAGTGCGATCTCCTAACTCTAATCCTTCAATACCCGCACTACCTCTAATTATTTTAAGTAATCTTCTAAGACGTTGCGGTTCATTTGGTTTAACTAAATCGTCAAGATATTTTGATGGGTCAAACTTCAATGTGCCTCTTTTAGATTCTGAATAAATCTTTTCTGCTATCACATCATCAAATCTTTTCATTCCATTGGCATAATATTGTCGTGATCTTTGTAAATTATTTAGTCCAGTTTGTAATGTTTGAAGTAATGCGGTTGTTGGCTCACCAGTAAATTGCATACCAGATTGACCTAACAATGATTCTAAAGATTGTTGATCTGCCCTTGTTAAACCACGACCAGATATGTCTCTAAATTGTCTTAAAATTAATTCTAAATTCATTTCTGCTTGATCAAATGAAGCATTAAAAGAATTTTTAAGTGCTTGTAAATTTCCATTTGCAGTTGTAACTTTAAAAGCGTCATCGTACTGCATATCAATTAAAACACGTCTCAAAAACTGTGCTTTTTCTGGTGTAAGATATGTATATTGAACAGCCTCTTCCGCAGATATTCGTCTGCCAAATCTTTGTTGTGATCTTGTCATTGTTTGTTGAATAGCATCATTTATTTCTTTCAATATGGGAGCATCACCAGGAAAACTACCAGTCTTTGCAGCATCATCTAATGCTTGTTTAATTGGAGCTACTGGAATAATTTCGTTGTTTTTGCCTAAAGACTTAGTAGCTGCACTAAATAGAGAATCTGATTGTTCGTCAAAAATAGCTTTGGATGTAAGCAGTCTTTTAACTAAATCAGCACTTAATCTTTCTCCATCTTTTAATGGTCTTATTATGGCATCAATATCATTCTTTATTTGAATATCAAGTGTTTTCTCAGCACTTTTTACTTGATCATCTAATGTTGAGTATATCTGACCAATGTCACCTTTAAGTTGTTTTTCTAGATTAGTTAAAGCTTCTTGACTAGTGCCCCTTAAACCTTGTAGTTCTTTCATAATTATTTTAAGATTTTCAGTTGCAGCTTTTTCGTTTGGAAATATTCCTTCATAAATAGCTTGTAATCTATTAAGAACTGGTCTTAGTCCTGGTGCAGCACCTTCTATTGTTGGACGAAATCTCTTCTCTAATAATTCTTTAGCTGCCGCTCTGGATGCCTCTGCTTCTGCACCAGCGGGACCTTTGATAAACCTACCAAATACACGAGATATAAAACGCCCTACACCTTCACCAGTTATACCTAATACACCTTCAAATGCAGCATCTCTTAATATATCAGATGGAGATTGTCTTTGATATCCTTGTGCAGTTTCATACGCTTCTTCAGCAATTTTACTAACAGCCATGGTTCCACCAACCACAAGAGCAGCGGGTATAAATCCTGCTCCAGACATTGCAAGTCCTGCAACAAGACCAGTTCCTAATGGCACACCTGCTTGACCAAGAAAGTCTGCAACATCTGAGGATGAGAACCCCTCTTCATCTATAGCAAGATCTTTACCTTCTCCTAATCCTAAAGCATCTCGTCCTTTTTGATTGATTATAAATCTACCACCAGGATCTTGTGTGTAAGAATCTGCACCTATTTTATCGTCAAGATACGCTTTCTTTTCAGCTTGTGTTTCTCTTGCATTTAGTCCTGCTCTAAAACCAAAATCATCTACACCCGTGTCATAATCTACACCAGGCAGTTTAAGATCTTGTATTTCACCAGGCTTTGCAGGTTTCATGGTTTGAGGATCAATACCCGCAAGTCTTAATTGTCTAGCATAGTCTTGTATTTCTTCTTTGGATGCAGTCGCTAAATTTATACTTGGTTGAGCGGGCTGTTCTTCAAATAATTCTGGTCTAGAAGTTTGCATTTCAGCAATAACAGACTCTACTTGATCTGGTTCAAGTCCCTCAGTGTCTATAGTTATGCCACTTGGTAATTCAATTAGAGCCATTTTAACCTAACAAAGCTTTATTAAATTTATCTTTATCAAACTTACCATCAGTTAAGAGAGTACCTAACTTAATAGTTTGAGTTTTTCCACCTTGTGTGCCACCTTGTGGTTTTGTATATAAACCTAAATCTCTGACTTTAGCAAATTTTACGGGTGCACCACTTTGAAAAGTCAAACCATTAGTTGCAGCTAATACATCTTCTATTTCTGCAAGTGAACTTTGTTGGGTGAGTTGTACTTTATCATGTATGCGTTGTAATCTTTTTAGTAAAACATCATCGTCTACAAAAGCATATCCAGTAACACCCGCTGCACCACTTGTATATAATCCTACAATCTCTTGAGCTAGCGATCTATCTACGTTTGATAAATTTTTTGAACCTTCACCCAATATTTGTTGTATCAAGGTATTAGCTACTTCTTCCATATCTCTGTTATATTCTTCGATATTCGAATAATTTTTACCAGGATCTATGTTTGCAACATTAAAAGCTTTTTTCACTAAAGCTTTACCTGCGTTTAAACCACCCGTAATGTTGCCCTCTGAAACGTTGAAAATTTGTCCTTGAATAAGTGTCTGTAAATTTCTTGATTTTGTGAAATTTAAAGCTGCACCATCAACTCGTTTAGAAAAAGTATTAAAGTCTTTTGGTGCAAGTATTTTTTCTTTATTTAATTTGTTAAGAGCCTTTTTAACTGCTGCGGCGTTATCCATTGCTGCTTTAGTTAATGTTTCAGTTGTAAGACCAGAAGGTATACCATTTTTTCTAATAAAACCTTCAGATAAATCTACAACACTGCCTTTTTCATATTTTTTACCATCTACAGTCACGTCTTTATCTGCAATAAAATATTTTAATTTTCTATCTTTTGAACGTTCTTGTAAACCATATCTAAGTGCGGCAAGATCTACTTGTCTATTAAAGGCATCTCTTTCTTTTTTATCTTTTATAAATGAATCTGCACCTTTTTCTAAACCCTCTGCAATATTAGTTATTGCGTCTGGACTTTTACCTGCAGCTATGGAAAAGAATACTTTTGCTAAAGCAAGATTTTTATCCATGCCCTCATATTCTGGTGCGTTTTGTTTAAATTCTGACATTAATTGCTTAAGTTCAGATTGTTGTTCTTCTTCACTACCAGTAGTTATTAACTTTTCTACTTGTTCTTTTGTTGATGGCTTTGGTTCAACAACATCATCTTTTTTATCTTTTTTATCTTTTTTATCTTCAGTAGTCGTGGTGGTTGTTTTTTCATCTGGCTTAATTATTTTTTTGTCTGCATCAGATGTTGGTTTTGGTAATACTGGTGATCCAAACTGTGCTTGAGCCCGTCCAGGGGTCATCCTAATATCTTGTTCACCTAGTTCACCTGCAATACCTAACTCTTCCTCAGCAACAGAAGGATCTGTAGGAAGTCTAGGTTCCACTTCATATTTACCAGTTTTTTCATTATATCTTACTAATTGTCCATCTTTAGCTAACTCTTGTACTTTCTTATCTTGATCTCTTCTCATAGCAAAATTTAAGGCATCTGCATCCGTAACGTCTATTGCTCCGACTTGTGTTGGTGTTAACTCACCTGCTATACCCAACTCCTCTTCAGCAACACTAGGTTCGCCAGTAGGGATTGTGGGTTTTATCTTTTGTGCTTGCATTGCTTTTTGTAAACCAGGGTCAACAGTTGTTGGCACTTGCTTAAATCCAAACATACTCATTGCATCCGCAGATGGTCTTGTCATTCCGATTCTACCACTTAACGTGCTAGCATCTGGTTTACTAGTAAATCCACTAGCTAAACCACCACCAATTGTGCCTAATGCAGTCGCTCCGACATCTCTTACGCCACCTAAAATAGTTTCACCAAAACCTAATAATTTACCTACTCCACCTTCTCTTCCAACATAATCAGCACCTAAGTTGATTGGTAAATTTTTTCTACCTGCTAAAGTAGCACCTCTTTGTGCAAGAAAAGTTTGCTCGATTGGACTAAGTGAACCTATGCCTTTATTGTAAGCCTGCAAAGCAAGTCTTTGTACATCGCTCATATTAGTTCCACCAAAAACCATTGCGGGATTTGTTTTCATTGATGGATTACCACCAGTCTTAAAACTAACTACACCACCCATGGCGTTTAATTTATTGCGGGCATTGCGATTAAACATTTTGCGATTCATTATGCTCATTAAAATAAGCCTTTTAATATATTACCAAGGCCGCCACCGCCTGCTCCTGCTCCTCCACCGCCAAAAGCACCTATAAGACTAGCTACACCACCAGCTAATCCACCAATTTGAGACAATCTACTAGGATCTGGCGAAGTAGTCGTAGTTAATTGTGATTGAGTTGATGGCACACCTCTAAATATATCTGACATAAAAGATAGTCTTTGATATGGTTCGAATTGAGCTTGTGTAGATGTAGCTCTTAAGGCATCTAGTTCACTTTGTGCTTGTGCTTGCTCTTGTCCGCCTAATCCAGATAATAAATTAATATCTCTAAGTTGGGCAGCTTGTTGCGCCTCTCCTAAACCTGCAGTTGCAATACCCGCCTTTGTAAACAATTCAGATGCCTTTTGTGCTCTGTCTTGTGCAGACTCAAAGGCTTGCGCCCTAAGACCAGCAGACTGTCTTGCAAAAGTATCTGCTAAGTTTCTTTGTAATTCTTGTTCTGCAATGGCTTGTCTTGACCCACCAAACGCTCCTTGTTGAACCGCTCTACTACCAATTTGTTGCCTTGCAATGTCACCTTGTCTTGTAATATCAGCAAGATTTTGATCAATCACATCTTCAATAAATTGATTTTGAAATCTATCTGCACCACCAGGCTGCAAAGCAGCAATGCCTGCTCCTACAGCATCCGCACCAGTTTGTAACAAATCTTCAAATCCACCAATACCCGCTATTGCTCTATCGACAGCCTCTTGTTGCAAAGGTGTTCTGTCTGCAATTTGTATTTCTGGAAACTCAACGGGTTGAGTTGCAGTATCTCTAACGTCTGTCAGAAGTTTTTCTAAGAAATCTCTTTGATAATCTGGTAAGACTGTTTTGACTTCTTGTGTTGACGTTGCCATTATGCCATTCCTTCAAACTTGTCCATTAAATCATACATAGTTGCTATACCTTTGTCTATATTTCCGTTACCTGCACCTTTAACTGCCTTTTCTGTAAATACAAACTCATTATTAGATAAGGCTGCACGTTGCACTGGTTTACCATCTTGATATATCATTCCTGGTATACTGTCCGAGGTCCCAGTTCCAGGACCCTTTAATATACCACCAAACTCTGGAGATCCACCATCCATCAACGCTCTAATACCACCATTATTAGTTGGTGGATTCATTTTAGCCATAACTGCATCTTCAAGTTCTTCAATAGAACTATAACCCATACCAGTGTTTGGATCGTTAAAATTTAATAAACTACTTATACCAGTTTGCATCATGTTCAAATACTAACAAAAAATTAAATACTCGTCTATATTATGATGTTGTAACAGTTACATTTCCTAATGCAGTAGTTCCAACAAAAGTTCCAGAAAAAATATCCTCTGTAGTTACAATTCTTAAAAAGCCTGCATCACCAATAAATATATCACCTTCTTGTAATGCATTGCTACTACCTTGTCCACCAACACCTTGAAAGTTTATATTAGCAGATCTAACTTCATCTATCAGTCTATCAAGTGCACGTGCTAATTGATTCACGTAAACTTGATCGTATTCTGAAGGTGCTATAGGCAGCACTGTTCGTACAATTTTTTTTGTCATCTTCTACCATCAGGTCTAGCATCTAACCTTGGAGCACCTAGTCTCCATTTAACTCCGATAGCTTCATTTTCTACTCTTAAGGACATTTGCCTTCCTCTAGCTCTGAAAAAAACATTGTCATCATAAACCTCTGGTGGACCAGATGCAGTTCTTGTCACAGTGCCACTTGGAGATTCTGTAAAATCATCGCCTGGAAAATCACGACTTCTCATTGTAAGTTTAGCAACAGGATTGGAAGCAGACGATCCTCTAAAATTCAAGTCTGGCACTATTCTATTAATTAACATGAACTGATGACCATCGCCAATATCAAAGTCACTAGACTCAACAAAAGCGTTTACGGCCACTGCACTACCCGTTGCAAAATCATCTAAACCATCTTCATGATTAAATAAATATCTGTCAGTGCCCGTTGCTTGTGGAAAACTTCTTAGACCAGACGCTCTATCATTCCATGTGGTTCTAACTAAATTACCAAAATACCAAACCTTTTCATTATAATTCCAAATAACGTAACGATCTATTTCAGAACTTGATGCACTACAATAAAACCACCAGATTTCTGTCTGACTACCTATACTGCCCGCATGAAACTTAAATGATTGTTGATTGTTCATATCATTAAAAACGTAGTCACGCACACTACATGGTATAGCCTGTATTCGTCCATCATAAATATAAAAGTTTTCTTGACCCATCCAATAAACAACGTCATTAACACTTATCGCAGTATTAGGTCCAGCAATCCTAATATTGTCACCAATCATAGAGACACCAAAAGTGAATGGAGGTCCTATAAATTGCATTGAATATAAAGCTTGATCTGTCCAAACAAGTATTTGTCTGCTTGTTTGTACTGCGGTTATTATTTCAGAGCCTTTAGACAAACGTATATCACCAGCCGTATTTGTTGCAGTTGGTGTAAAATCAGTTAGAGACTCTTGTGATCCAAACCTTATAAGCAAAGGATCTTGAGCGTTCGTACCAATAGTATTTGCACCAAAAAATATAATGTGTCTGTCAACGTCTGAAACTAATATTTTTCTCGCTAATGTTGGTGTGTCTGATGCACCAGCAAGAGATGATAATTCTACTGCTCTTGTAGTGACATTTGTGCTTGCATCCCAATAATAAATAGATCCATCGGCTATGTTAAAAATTAAATCTTCACCAAAGTTATCTGCAAACCAGAGTCTTAAAGTTTGGCCTGACAGTGAACCAGAGTCTGAGTTCCATGTAAATCTACCCCACGTTCCTGCTGACCAACCCGCACCAAGAATTGTTGTATTCAATCCAACGCTAATTTGAAAAGCAGCGGTTCCAGAAGATCCTCCACCTGTAGTGCTTCCAGATGAAGCAGATCCAGCAGTTGTGATGGTAAAAGTTGTTGTAGAAGGAGTAGATGTTATAACGTGTTCAGTGTTTAATTGATCGGCTGTAATGCCATCAGTTGCAGTCAAACTAGCTAATGTTACAAAATCATTAGTGGTTGCTCCGTGAGCCGTAGATGTTGTAATTGTAACAACGCCACTGCCTGCACCACCAGTTGTATTGACTGGGTTTGATGCTAAAGATATTGTAGCTCTCAAAGGTGTTATGTCATTGTAAACACCTGCGTTTTCTAAATATGTTTTTTTCTCAGAACCAATAAATAACAAATTTTCAGATTGTAAAGTTACAAAATCATGTAACTTTCTTGCAGTTCCTTCAAATTGTGTATTAGAACTTCTTGTCCAACCACCTATGCGTTCTACATATCCATTACGAAAACGTATTTTATCACAATTAAACCAACCACCTTCGTTTGAATAATTAGTTCCTTCTCTATTTATCCCTGGTCTAAATTGTAATTTTGATAAAGGCATGTCAATCTGCATCCTTTATCTTGTTGCCTTCAGCTACCCATTGTTGGATTGCTCGGTAGTGTCTGTTAGCAGGGTCTTTAGGAACGAACATCTCTTGCCCGTCTATTATTGTTACAACACCAGTTTTTACATCATCATCATCTTCATGCCATTGTGCTGAAGTAATATTCATATTATCCATATTATCTCCTATAACTCTGCATCTGCTGTAAACCCACATTTTGTAGCATTACTTGAACTTGTTTGTGGAGTGTGCATAGTAAAAACAGTTGGTAATGCTTGTATATTTGCACCATCTGTAAAGTTACCTTCGCCTGAAACTATATATCTACCTGAACCAGTATCTACGTCTGTTTTTGTTTGTACAGTAGGAGATGCTCTCATAGTGGTTGCAAAAGGTATCATTAGTGGTCGTGGTGCTCTGCCAAAACTCACATCTCCTGATGCTATAGAACTGCCAGGATTGCTTTGTGTATAATATCTAAGACACAAAGATAAACTTTCAGCACGACTTAAATGCTCAAAGGGAGTTGCCACAGAACCTTCTTGTAATTGTACTCCTGTAACTGCCATAGTAAATGTGCTTGATCCTGAACATAAAATATTAAGTGCAAGACCATTCAACCCTGCTGCTGGCACAGTCCATGATGCTGTGTATTTAACATAATCAGATGTGAGTGTTCCTAAATTTTGTTCTTGTATTGTTGTAGTTGAACTAAAATCATCTGCACTATCTGCCGTTTGTAAACTGGTAAATAGAGTTGTAGCATTAGATACATTTTTAGCAAAAAAGCTAACTGTAACAACTTTACCTGATAAATGCTGTACGTTTTTACTTTCAATCCTTTGACTAATTATAGGATTACCTGATGTAGCACTAACAGTTATAGCAGTTGGAAACTCTGTAGGCGTACCACTTGTTATAACAGCAGACGCACTACAACCTGATAATGTAAATCTATCAACAAAATATCCTGATGTAACTGATGAAGCTCCTCTTTGTTTTATAGCCATATCTCCATTGATTATCAAATTTGTGCGACCTTTACTGCTATTAGTTAGGATTTCACCCATCTTTGCTAATTCTGCTGCTTTGGTCATTCTGCGTTCTCCAATGCTGTAATTCTAGCTTCTAATTCTTGTATGGTTTTTACAAGTAATGGTACGAGTTTGCTTTGGTCTATGCCTTGTGGTTTAATTCTAGTTTGCTCATTACCATCATCATCAGTATATGTTTCAGTTGCATCTTTTTCACCAGTTATTGCTTCAGGTACAATGCTTGAAACTTCATGAGCAATAAAACCATCTACTGTAGTATCGGCATCTACAATAAAATTAAATCTACAAGGTTTTAATTGTTTTAATCTTGTTGTAGCATCAAAATCGTAGTTTAAGTTTTCTTTCAGTCTGTAATCTGAAGATGTATTAAATGCAGTTGCACTTCCACTTGTTTTTATACTACCTCTCTCAGCACCACCACTATCTTTGAATTGTATCATTGTTGCAGTTTGTGAACTTTGAGCATAGGTATGTTGAAGTGTAACTAAATTTTTATCAGCATTTTCAGAGTGTGTTACTTTCAAGGCATGAGATGCACTTGAAGTTTGAATATCTACTACACCAGAAGGTGAGGTTGTACCCATACCAACAAAACCACCTTGCGACATATCAATATGCACTGGTGTTATTTCGCTACCACCATCATTACCTTTAATTTGTATGTCTTGGTCTTGTATAGGATTTTTAATTACAAGATAACTTGAAGAATTAGTTAACTCACCAAAAACAGTTCCATTGTCAGCTAATTTTATATCTGCTCCATTTGCATCAAGAGTAAGGTCACCTTCAACATCTATTGTTAAATCACCACTATCAGTAATATTACCACCAAAACTAACAGCACCATCAAACGTACCACCATCTGCTTTGCTTACAGTGTCTGCTACTGAAAATACGTCAAATGCTACGACCACTACGAGGTCATCTACCGATGCAGCTTGTGCTAGTACGATTGATGTACCACTTGTTGATGTATAGTCTGCGTCACCTAACTTGATACCATTTTGGTATACATCTACGAAGTTACTGTCTTTGTAGCTTAAAGATGTACCCTCTGCACCTGCACCACTGAATGTGGTCTGCGATGCTGTGGCAGTGTAGGTGTGAACCCTACGCACTCCGTTAGATGGACTGACTCCTATGTATGCCATACTTTAATCCCCTTGAGATTCCTTAAATGTTTTGTGATTAGCTTTTACTGTGTCTGTCCATAAAGCGTTACAAATTGCTTGTACTTTTGTTGACTCTCCTGATATATCTGTTGGGGTATGTGTCCAAGTGTCTCCCTCTTTTTTAGATACAAAAGGTTGCAACACATGACGATGACGAGACCTACTTATCTCTGCACCATCTTCTTTAATAATTGTGTCCGTTGCCACTTGTACATTCCAATCCCCAACTACTTCTATTTTTGGGATTATAACCTCTTTTGTTATTGCCATTATTGTCTCCTTATGTTCCGTCAATTTTATATGAGATGCTAATACCTATACCAAGTTCATTACCAGAACTAAAAGTAGATCCATTTGTAAAATCTGTTAAATTAAATGTTTCAGTATCACTTCCTTTTAAATTAGCCATGTGCAAATCTCCAGTAGTGCTAAACTCTCTAAAAACAGCACTTCCGTGACTAAGAGTTCCATCTATGGTAAAAGGAAAACCAGTTATTTTTCCCAAAGCAGTTGTTGAACTTGTTTGTGTAACTTGCATCTTTATAAATAAAGTAACCATGTTACCAACTCTAGTGTATCTACCTACTTTTAAAGTATCTCCACTTGATTGACTATATGAAGGAGTAAATGTTCCTTCTTCATAATCGTGCAAAACTTCACTAGACATTCCTGCATTATTTGAGTTAGCACTAAAGTCAACACCATTGCCACTACTAAAAGCTAACGCATCTAATGTGCCTACACCTGCTCCTATTACTTTTGTTAATGCCATTATTTACTCCTATACTCCTGCTAACTTATATGCACCAAAGAAGCTTAAATCACCACGAGACGTAGTTGCATCTACATCTGGTGTCGCAGTAATGTCATCTATATAAACAAATACTTCATAATAATCAGTGGTGTTAGCTACATCTGTTACTGACAAACTTATAGTATGTTGATTTGTGTAATTATTTGATGGATTAATTCTTGAAGCATAAAATTTTGCACCATTTTTCTTTATAAATATAAAAGTATCTACAAGTTGGGAATTATCCTGACCTAACATATGAACTTGTGTGTAAAGAAAATACGTTCCTGCCACTTCGGGTGTAAATCTATAATTTGTTGAATGGTCATATTTACCATCTGTATCATATACTTCTGTGTCAAATACAACTTTTGTATCTGATGCATCAGGAATATCTTGGTCTGCTGACATTTTTGCTAAAAACGCAGGTGTATTAGTTAATCTTTTGTCTAAAAGAGTTGGTGTTTGAGTAAAATTTACAACCCCACCACTTGATATTGCCATTGCATCTGTATCACTTGTACTACCAATGTTACCTGCATTAGGTATAATCACGTTACCTGTAAATGTACCGCTAGTTGCAGTCAAAGCATTATTACTCGGATGGCTTACTGTGCCCACTGTTCTAAACAAGTAATACACAAAGATGTTGTTACCTGAGTTACTTGATGGTGCAGTAGTAAATGTAAGTGTAGTTCCACTGCTTACTGCGTATGCTACAGATGGTTCTTGTATTACACCATCTACAGATACAAGTATATCCTCATCAGAACCTACTGAGTGCTCTAAAGTAAATGCAACAGTAGAACCATCACCAGAAAACTGCGTGGCTGCTTTTGCTGCTACAAATCTATCTGCTGAGGTATTACCTATGTATGGCATTTTATGTGATCTCCATTATACTCGCTACTGTATCTAAACTGTTAGCTCCGCTTGAAATAACTGACAGTGTGTGTCCAGTCTCCATAATAATTTTATTACCAGCCATAAATTCAAAACTACTTCCAACTGGTATAGGTATATCTTTTGCTAGGAATACTGACTCAGTAGAATGTAATTTAATACTAGCATTTATTTGTGCTGAACTTGTGTTGGCTAATGTAAGTCCTATAACAACTGTTGTTGTTGCAGAAGGTACAGTATATACAAGCATCTCTGCACTGGCAGACGTACTTGAGGTGCCATTATATACTTTGTTTTTAAAAGTATTAGCCATTTACACCTCCTTAACCTACATCGTCTAATAGAGCTACTACTATTGCTTCTGCTGTTGATGCAGAAGATATAGCATGAATATCAGCTACTGTAGTATTAGGAAGTCTTGCACAGAAAAATTCATTAGGTCCTATTGTTATACCATCTGTCGCAGAACTTGATGCAGTCCCTGCATCTAAAACGATAAAAATACTTCTATCATTAGTGTCAACATTTTTAATAAATAAAAAATTTACTTTATCACCTGTTGCTACCGCAGTCGGTGCAGTGTCATCATCAACCGCAGTGTAATCTAAATAATTACCCGCAATCAAATCCGTGCTTGAATTTGATACACTCGTGAGTTTGTAATAAAACTTATCAGCACCATCAGCAGGTGTAACTGTCATTGTCGATGATAAAGTCCTTCTTATCTCATCGGGCAAAACACTAACCTGTATGGTCGCTATAGCTTCATTTGCCATTTTTTTCTCCTATCCTAAAGCTATGGCCAAACTTGTGGCCTCTGCCGCTATCGCAGCATTGTTTGTTAGTTGTATTGAGTCACCAACACTAGTGACTGCTGCTCCAGATCCAGCACCATCACAAAAAACAATATCTGTATTACCATTTGCTATGGTCACTGTGCTACCAGAACCTTGTGTAATAATAGCACTTCTTGAACCAGAAAGACTATTTTTAATTATAAAAAATCTTGACGAGGTATTTGGAACAATACTTACTGTATTATTGCCACCTAAATCAGAACCACTATCTTTAACATTTACTACAGAAAACATACCAGTTTGAACATTACTTGAACCAGAAGTTGGTGAATCAAGTCTAATTCTTAAATTAGTTGTTGTATCACTTGCGGTTAAATCACCTAGTGAAACTAGTCTGTCCACAATATTTAAATTGAAATTTGTAATGTCACCCCAGGTACCAGACTTTTCGCCTGATGCCATTACTTCGACACCTAAATTTGTAGAAAAAGAACTTGCCATTATGCCGCCTTATTAATCTCAACCCAAGTATCAGTCTGACTTGGAGTTATATTAGTATACTCAGTTGTAGCACCACTTACACTTACATAATTAGGTGTCTGACTTGGCACCACATCTTGGTATACATTCTCATTTCCAAGACCAGATGTCAATTCAAAACCAGTTACTGCGTATTTTGATTCTATTACAGTAGAACCAATAGAACCAGTTGCACTCAGTCCCGTAGGAGTAACTAACGCAGTTCCAACTACTTGCTCATCACCAAAACCTATTGTTCCTACAAGACCAGTTTCAGTTACAAGTGCAGATGCACTAACTGTTTCATCACCAGAAACACCAGTTGCGCCTAGTCCAGTAACAGCAAAACTTACATTACAAACAACATTTTCATTGCCTAACGCAGTTGTTCCTGCAAGACCAGTTTCAGTTACAAGTGCAGAAGCGGTTACACTCTCATCGCCTAATGCAGTTGTTCCAGCTACTCCCGATACTGGATATTCTGAAGCTTGTTGAGCAGTTCCTAAACCAGTGGTTGCTGAAACACCAGTAACTTCTACTGGAAGCGGACTATCCCAAAGACCTTCATCCCAAGTCCCTCGTCCCCATCCAGTAATTCTAGACATTAGGCAATCCTAATTATTGCATTACTTCCATTTGCAGTCGGAAACTGAACAGTAAAAGTTCCAGATGTTGATGTTTTATTACCACCAAAATCAAGTACAGCAACAGCTTTATTACTATCAGAACTATTGTAAATCAAAGCACCTCTTGCAGTAATAGTAGCTGTTGTAAAACTTACATCAGTAAAATCAGTAAATGCAGTTGTTCCAGAAGTTGTTGGATCTACTCTTGCTAAAGTTCCTCCTCCAGTGGTGTAAGTGCCACTTGAAGCAACTTCTCCAGTTGTAACTAGTGCAGTTGTTGTAGCACCTAGTGTTGCAGTTGTAGAAGATTTACCTCCACTACTAATTGCAAAAAGTGCTAATTTAAAAGTATCTCCACCAGAGTTTTTAAAATTATGTACACCTTCTAACAATTCTTTTTTAAAAGATGTGCACATCGCTTGAGTAATGGCCATTATAATCTCCTTATTAAAGTTGCTAAATCATTACCACCATTCTTTTCTAGAATATTTACAATACTAGCACGTTCTTCTTTTTTTGCCAATGCAACGTAATCTAAAAGGATTTTTCTAATATTTTCTTTATAAGCAAACGCTTGTTGTCTTATTGGCTCTGGTGCGGTGTTAGAAACAATACATATTTTATCCAAAACTATCTGTGCAATTTGTTCATCAGATAAACCACCATTATCTGATGTTGATACATTTACATTACCAACTTGTGCAACATTAATATTAAACATGATCATGCCTTCCAAATAAAATGGGTGTTTTATCTTGTGGTTCTGGAGAACTTAGTTCAGATTGTCTACTAACTTCAAGAACGCCTTTGTTAATAGTTTGTACCAAAGGATCATCTAATCTGTGATATCCATACAATTTTTCTTCATCGGGTACATTTGTATCTAATAAATTTGACCTATGTGCAACTTCAATTTGCATACCTTTATTTATTGCAACCGCAAGCCAAAACTCAGTGCAAGCTCTACCAGCTTCAGCCATATGTAAGTTATGCATGTAACTATAATCAATACCATATAAATTAATTTTATTAACTTTCTCATGTATTGCCAAGGCTATGGCATAAGGGACAGTATTATTAAAATAACAAAGTCCAGTATCCTTAACTACATCTGCCAATGGATATTTAACTAAATGTTTCACTCTTTTATCTAACTCACACGTATATATAGGTTTTTTGTTATTTTTTAAAAACTCTCTAGCTATTTCAGTTTGTGTGCCTGCGTTCTTTGTATCAAGAAATCTAGATACTGGATCCATCATTATTGTTCTATCAACGTGAATAATCCCACCTATAGAATTTATACCCCAGATCTCATCAAACTTTTTAGAGTTCACTCTAGCAGCTATAAAATCAGCGTAACTAGCACCCAAACCCACTATAGCTATTTCCGTCAAGTTCTTGGCCTCTCTGGTAGTCCTCTGCGATATGCATCACTATTTTCTCTAGCCTCTGCTAAGTCTTTAACTCTTGATAAAGATTCTAGAAATCTTTGATTATACAATTGCATAACATCTGGTTCACCTTTCATATAGGTATACGCTTCAATTAAACATCCATATAATAAAGCGTTTGGTGCATTAGTGCTTAACCAGGTAGTACCAGAATCTCCAGAATCTTTTAAACTTGTTGGTCTGTAGTAGTAATGCAGTTCAACAGAGTAATTATCATCAGGTGTGGGAGATATAAGAAAATTATTTACATCAAATATAGCATAATATTTAGGTCTACCAGTTGATCCATCTGGATTAAATTCTTGTAAAAAGTTTACATCTTTTTGTAGTAAAAAATGTTTAGTGCTTGAAGACGTTATAGACAAACTAAATGAAGCTAGATAATCACTTGGCACCGCTAAAAACTGATTGCTTGATGTCATTGCTCCCGTTACGTTTTTTCTAAAATATTCTAAATCAACTGCTTTAAGTATACGTTCTTCAGCAGATACAATAAAATCATCTAAGTGATTAACAAAAGATGTTTCTTGATTTTCACTATAATCTTTAATAGCTGTTTTAAGTGTTGATAGTGTAAAACTCATGACGTACTCACAGTAACAGTGCCTAATGCTGATTCTAATTTAAGTTTTTCTTTGAATGAAATAGTTTGTAAATCAAATATTGGAAACTCAACTTTTGCATCTCTAAATTCAACTCTAGGCTTTGGGTTTCTTAATGCTTGCGGATCTGGACCCACTCGTATTGGATCTAATTGTGGATGTTTAGGTTCATATTCGTCATAACCAACAGTGAGTCCATTCCATTCTTTTCTCATGTCTTTTAGTTTATACCTAAATCCAGATCTCTCTGAATAACCAAAGGCTCTTTTGTTACTTGCGTATCTAGCCATTAAACCCTCAAGTATTTAATATCTGGTGTAAGTTTAAGAGGCACTCTATCTTCATCCTCATCACTAGCTCTTTGAAATTCTTCTTCGTAAACACTTTTAAGAATTTGTATTCTATCTGGTGCTTTTTTCATTGATAAATAATAAGACAAGCCTGCAACTAAACAAGGTAAAAATCTGAATGGTATATCATGCGTGTTTTGCATAGTGTCTGCATCTTGTATTCTACGCACGTAATAATATATCAAACTATCTGAACTAGAGTCTGGTGTCGGCCATAAAATAACTGCAGGTGTAATTCGTCTATCAAAATAATATTGACTTGGTCGTCCAGATTGATCTTTGTTTGGTAAATTTAAATAATCACCTCTGGACATTCTTGATAGTGAAAAATCTGTACCACTTCTTCTTATTACAACTTCAAGTAAATCAGCATGATCTGCGGTAAATGTATAAGATGCAGTTCCAGATGTAAGTGCTTGAGTTTTCTGCTCAACAGTCCAAAGATTCAAACCTCTGTTTGCCCATTCAGAAAACATTATATTCAGAGATCTTCTAGCAGTTCTAAGATCATATCCAGTTTTAACTTCTAAACCACATCTTTCATATGCTTCTTCTATCGCATCTGATACATCTAATTCAAAATCTCTGGAGTTTGAGGTTGCCATTATCTATGCCATTTTCTTTTTGTTATTTGCCATTTTCTTTTTCTTATTTAAAAACGCTTGAAGACTAGGATTAAGTTTACCTTTTGTTTTAGATTTAGATTTAGTTTTGTTTTTTACATTCTGTATAGCTTTATTAAGTGCGGTTTTTTTGTTCATTTCTTTTTCCTTTTAAGTGCTTTAACTCTTCTTGGTTTACCTGCTGGCTGTCCTAATCTCTTCTTCTGT